ATCAATGATCATCGCAGATTGAACCTGCGTTTCACCAATTTCACCAGCAGCAGCTGCACCTAAAACACGGTTAGCATTAGCCAGGTTTTGCATCTTGGCATACGTGACTGCATCATCTGCAATCATGTCAGTTGCAACTTGTACCTCTTGGATTTCACCAGCGGTTGCACGACCAAGTACACGGTTGCCAGTTGCAATGTCTTGCATCTTGGCGTAGGTAACTGCATCATCTTGAATTTTAACCGTTGATACAGAGTCAGCACTAGGTTCGTTGATGTTAACAGTAGAACCAATGATCACACCCCAAACATCAGAAGATGCAGGAGGTGTATCAGAAAGTACAATTACATCTCCATCTAGTGCAAACCCATCAGCCGGAGGACTTGCTTGTGTCCCAGTACCGTTTGGTTCTTGGATTACACCGTTAATAGACAGAATGATCTGTTCAGCATTATTAGGTGCATTACTAATAGTTTCAACAGAAGCTGAACCACTAGCAAAGTCTGTTAGCTCAGCAGCTGGAATAATAAAATACTCACCAACTGATTGAACTTCAGTCCAGGCACTACCGTCATACACCAGCATCGTGTTGGAGCCAGTGTTATAGAACAGGTCTCCTGTATCTAGGTCAGTAGTAGGGTTAGTAGGACCAACCCGATACCGTGCCTTAAAGTCATCAATATCAGAACTTAGCTGCCGAACATCCTCGTTCTTAGCCAGTACACGGTGGAAGTCATAGGTGTGAGCAGTAGATGTTGCTACAACTACAAGACCAATACCATTATCAAGCGTAGTGCTGTTGAACTCAGTTGGGAAACCATTGATAACTACAGGATCACTACCACCTGCACGGGTACCAGAACCAACACCACTGGCGTCAACAGACAGTGCATTGGCGTTACCAATACTGACAACAACACCTTCAGGAGGTGCAGTAGCTGGAAAGCTATCTTCATCAGCAATCGCTTCAAAACCACCAAGCTCAGCGATACGATCGCTAATCTGGGAGTTAGAAGGAATTTCAGTAGCAGATGTCCAGGTAGGGCTAGTAGGAATAAGGTCAATACCATCTAACTGGTTAATCTCATCAGCAGTAGCATTAACACCAGTCAGGTCCGTAGGAGCAATCGTAATGTCTGCTGTGCCGTCAAAAGACTGTCCAGCAATATTACGTGCAGTTTCAAGTGCAGTTGCAGTAGCTGCGTTACCCGTGGTGTCTTGGTTACCAATTGTGTTTACACCAGCAAGGTTGATATCTGCACTACCATCAAAAGCAACACCACCAATGTTGCGTCCAGGAGTTAGGACGCTAGATGATGTAGCATTACCACTAAACGTAGTAGCAGTAACAGAACTGTCAAACACTGCAGCACCGGTTACATCCAGTGTACCAGGGATGTCAACATTATCTGTAAACTCAACAGTAGTACCATCAGCTGCGGTTTGCAGCAGTTGACGTGCATTACCATCAGCAAGTTTACTTACAGCAATTTCAGCGTTAGCTGCAATGTTGGCATCAACAAGGCTTCCATCTACCATAGTAGAGGTAACAGTATTAGTGTCACCAGTAGTAACTACAGTACCAGTAGTGTCTGGCAGTGTAATAGTACGGTCAGCTGTAGGATCAGTAACAGTAAGAGTTGTTTCAAAATCGTCAGCTGTTGCACCTTCAAAAACAATGTTAGCATTGTTCATTGCAAGGTCACCAGTCATAGCACCACCGGTACTATCTACTGCTCGGTTCTGACGTTCTTGGCTAGCATACAGGTTCTGCAGCGTGTTATCATTTAAATCCTGTGCTCTAATAGAAGAACCAGGGAAGAACGTAACACGTTCAGTTGTAAGATCAGTGTCCCTAAAGACACGTATGGTTACTCCTGTTTTAGGAGCACCAGTAGACTCTTGAAAGTCAGTTTCAGTTACAGCGCTAAATTGGATTTCCGTGGCAGACGGAAAAGTATAGTTTGCAGATGCGATGGTTGTAACGTTAGCAGTGCTAGTACGCAAGCTAACTTTTACATCATCTTCTTTAATATATGGGAAAGTGAAAGAGAAACGGCGTAGTGTACCGTTTCCAGTATGTTCATTTTGTGTAGTTGCCATCAGAAATTAGCATTACTTGTTTACAGAGTCGCGTAAGAACTGTTCAGCAGCAAAACTCAAAGGAGCTTCACCACGTTCAGCACGACCAATGTTAGCATTTTTAATCCAAGCTTCAGTCTGTAAACGGTCACGTGTGCTTAGTCTAGACTCAGCATCTTTTCGTGCGATTTCAAGGTGGTAATCGAGTTCAGAATGGATCATCATAAATTGGTCAATTGGTACATTACGACCAGCTTGACGCAGTTCATCAAATTTATCTAGTGAATCTGTATGTTTTGCCATAACATCACGGATAGCTTGTAAGAAGTAGCCATCTTCACCAACCATAGCATAAAGCTCAGCACGTTCTTCAGGTGTGTATTCTACACCATCAGCATTTTTGTTAAACAATGGACGTGAGTCATATTCAACAGCAGTCAGGAAACGTGCTTCAGGACCTTGCTCACTAGTAATCTTCATGCCACGGTTATAGGCGTTAAACACACGAATAAGGAATGGCTCAGTTCCATCAACAGGACGTCCATAAATCCAATCTTTAGAGATCGGCATACGTGCACCCTCTGGTGCCAAAGCATCAACAAACTTATTTCGATTACGGAAATAACCATCCATAGTACGGTTTAATTCCCGGCGTTCATTAGCCATTAACCTTCCCCACTCAGATCGTTGTCCGGCACCGGGGATCATGTCATTAACCATGCCTGCTGCCCAGCGGTTAATAGCGCCTTCATCTCGGTTAATAACGTCTAAAGCAGATTTAAAGCTAGTAACCATAGCTTTGTCTTCCATGTTAGCGGCAAGGAAAAAGCTGATCTTTTGGAGCATAGTTTCTACACCCTGTTCACCAAGAGTTTCCCAGTTGTCAGCAACGTTAATTGTAGTTGCAATGACATCAGCAATAGGACCTAGGAAGTCATAAGACATGTACTTATTAGTACCAGGTATTTTAAAACTCCTAGCTTGCCACTGTTGCTCTTCACGAGCACGTTGAATTTTAGGATCAAAGTGCCCATCACCTGTAATACCATCTTGCAGGAACGCATTTACTGCGAGCATACTAAACATGGTACCCATACCCCAACGAGCTTTTGCTTGGTGACGCAAGTGAATAAACTGTTGAATCTGTTGGTCAACAGGAAGATCACCCATGCCTTTCTTAGCCAAGGCTTGTTGAATTTCTTGTGCATTAAAGTCAGTCCAACTGGTTTTACCTGGACGCAAGAAATCATATAATTCATCACCAAAGCCAGCAACAGCTGGTGAAATTGGGTTATACTTTTTAGCAAACATAGACAGAGCATTACCCTGGCTACGTGGGAACGTAAAGAAAGTTTTGAGAATTGGTGCTGTTTTAGTTATACCGCCTAAACGGTCACCAAAGAAATTATCATTGTTCAGTGCAATCTCAGCAGATTCAAAGTTAACCCGTGGGTCTGCAATGTTACCATTTTCATCGAACATCTTTGCATAAGACAATTCATATGCCTCTTGCAGGAGTTCATCTCTGTCTGCACCTTTATTAACAAAGTCTTTGAGAGAAATCCTACCTTGAACAGCATCAAATGCATCAGCACGGGCTTGCACATTAGCTAGCCAAGCTTTAGTCCATGCATCACTAGCAGACATTTCATTAGCACTGATACGCATTAAAGGATGTAGCGCCATGTTTTGCATTGCTTTCAGTTGTTCGACAATAATCATCTTACCGTCGTTACCTTCTTCCAATGCAGCTTCTGCCATGCTTTCCAAGAAAGCCATCCGTTGGTCAATTTTCAAAGCCACGTCAGGTTTCATCAACTCAAAATGTTTCTTTGGTTGAGTAGATAGTTTCCACAGTGTTTCTTTGTATGCTTGACCAGCCAGTGCAAAGGATTCAGACATAGCTCCCAGTGCATGGTGAGCACGTCGGAGGTTGTACATATCCAAAGACATTAGAGGACCAACATAGGAACCTACATATTTCTGGATCATACCACCAACGTTACCAATTTTAGCAGCAAGTGGTGTAGCAAAAGCACTGAGTTTGGAGTTCATCACGTTAGACCAAGCTGCCTCAACTACCATGCTAGGCATTTCAGGGTTACGGTCAACGAATAGTTTGCTCCAGAAACCAGTAAGGTTAGCCCAAACTTTGTTCATCTCAGCAATAGATGCTGCGTCACCATTGGTATAGTCTAGCATTTCCAGGAAAGGCTTCATATACCCAGGTCGCTCACGTCCAATCTGACGATACGTATCTACCAGCCGTTTAGCATCAGGGATAATCTTTTCCATCGCTGCAATACGTGCAGCTTCGTCAGCACTGATTGCTTTATTAACGTCTTTTGGTGTCTCTTTTAGCAGAGATTTAAAGGAGTTAAACTTTTGAGGGTTTAACAAAGTGTTTTTAGCTTCCCATTTAGAGAAGTTTTGGTGTACCAACAACAGTTCTAGACGATCATACATCTCATCTAGTATGTTCTTGACACCAGCTTCAGTAAGATTCTCAACTGCAGTTTCAGCAAAGTCAGAGACCTGACCCGCAAGCTGCGTCTTTAAAGTTGCATCAGCTAAATACCGCTCAAGCTTATAGATCTTTTCTCCATAACCTTTGATTGCAGTTTTAACTGCTTTCCTTCCGATCGGATCGAGTGTCTTGGCACCTGTTTCAGACAGTTGTGAAAACTGATCTAGAATCTTAACCATAAAACCTTTCTCAGCTGCAGGCTCTAGTAGAGTCTCTGCAACTTCTGAAGTGGTTTTAATAATCTGTGCATTCGTTAGCTTACCGTAGTTTGCCACGATTGCATCCCATTGACCAGCCTCCATAAGCTCTTTAGTTGCTGTCTCTAGCAACCAACCTCTTTTGAGGTTTTCAGGTTCTAGTGCAAACTTAGCTGCAACAGAACTGAGAGCATTACGTACACGTCCCTGCTGAGTACCAGCATTACGTGAGATACGTGCGAGG